CTGTTCGGCCCGAAACTGCGCGAGCGTCTGGATCGGCTTGTGGAACCGTTCACTAAACTGCGCTCTACGGTCCGCTCGGTTCTCTCCGCCATCGGCATCGGCGATGATGACGAAGGCGAGGATGCGGGCAGCGAAGCGCCCGCGTCCTCGCGCCCCTCGATCCCGCGCCGGGTCGCCGGGACGCGCCGCGGTGCCGCCGCTGCGGAGGCCCGGGCGGCGGAGCGGGCGCGCCAGGAGATGGCCGGCCGCGACCGTGCCAACGGGACGGTCAAGGTCGAGGTCGACTTCGCCAATGTGCCGCCGGGGACAACCACGCGGACCCAAAAGAGCGGCCCGGGGATCCAGCTTGATACTGGTGTCAGCATGGCCGGTGGGGGCAGCTGGTGACCTGGCGTCAGTCCCTGCGGGAGGCGACCTTTCGCGGCGTGCCGTTTCACATCTCGACACGGTCGGGGCAAGGCGGGCGGCGCCTCGCCGAGCATGAGTTCCCGCTGCGCGATGTCGGCGCCGTCGAGGATCTCGGCCGCGCAACGCCGCGTTTCCAGATCACCGGCTACGTGCTCGGCGCCGACTATCTCGCCAAGCGCGACCGGCTGATCGAAGCGCTTGAGGCGGCCGGCCCGGGCGCCTTCCTGGACCGCTACGGCCGCGGCGAGATCTCGGTGCAGTGCCAGCGGTTCCGCTACACCGAGCGCGACGCGGATGGTGGTTATTGCGAGTTCACCATCGAGTTCGTCGATGCCGGGGTGCTGCGCGAGCCGGCCGCGTCGGTCGACTCCCAGGCCGTGCTGCGGTCTTCCCTGGACAGCCTGGACGCCGAGTCCGGATCCGCGTTCGCCCAGGCCTTCACAACGGCGGGGCTGCCGGACGTGGCCGAAGTCGAAGCGCGCGGCGCGCTGCAGTCGGTGGCGCAAGTGGTCGGCGCCGCGCTTGGCGGGCGTCCCGGTGCCGTTCTGGCGGCCCTTGCCAATGTCCCGGCCGTGGCCGGCGTTCTCGACGCCACAGGCATTCCGGCCGCCCTGGTCGGCGCGATGACCGATGCGATCGCGGGACGCTCTCTGGGGCGGGTGGCGGAGGCCATGCTGACGGTCGCCGCGACCCCGCTCGCCATTCCGGCCCTCGCCGAGACCACTCCGACGCGCCGGCAACGCAACCGCAACGTCTCGGCCATCGGCGATCTCATGCACCGCACGGCACTGAGCACCATCGGCCGTGCGACGGCCGGGGCCGACATCGTGGGTGATCTGGTGAGCTATCAGGAAGCGGAGACCTTCCGGTTGCGCGTGGTCGAGCAGATCGACGCCGAGATGGCGACGGCGAGTGACCGCTGCGAGGCCGGCGTGGTCCGGAGTTTGGCCGGGTTCGCCGGTGGCCTGAGTGCGGATGTTGCGGCGCGCGGGCAATCGCTGCCCTTGCTGCGCACCGCGCGGACCAACGCCCCACGGTCCGCCATCGCCCTGTCGCACCGGCTCCATGGATCTCTCGACGGCGTCGACGATCTGAATCGCCGGGCCCGGGTGCCGCATCCGGGCTTTTTGCCCACGGTAATCGAGCACGTCAGCCGGTGACCCCGGCCGTGACACTCCGCGTTGGCGGTCGGATCTATGGCGGGTGGTCGTCGGTCGAGGTGACCCGAGGGTTGGAGGAAGCCGCCGGGTCGTTTCGCTTGGACGTGACCGACCGATGGGGGCCGGGAGCAACACCGTGGCAGATCGCCGCCGGGGATGCGTGCGTGATCGAAGCCGATGGCGAGCCCATCATCACCGGCTATGTCGACACCGCCCGCCCGGTGCTCACGAAGGACAGCCACGGGATCGCCGTCGCCGGCCGGTCGAAGACCTGTGATCTGGTCGACTGCTCCGTCATCAAGACCGGCGGTCAGTGGGTCTCGTCCACCATCGGCGCGATCGCGCGCGAGCTGGCCGGCCCGTTCGGTGTGGCGGTGCGCGTCGATGTCGACGGGGCCGTGATCCCGCATGTCCAGGTTCAGCAGGGCGAGACGGTGTTCGCCTTGCTGGAGCGTCTGGCGCGGCTCGACGGGCTGTTGCTGACCGATGATGAGACCGGCGCTCTGGTGATCCGGCGCACCGGGGTCGCCCGTGCGGGTGGTGCGCTTGTGGAAGGCGAGAACATCGAAGAAATCTCGGCGACCTTCACGATCGCCAACCGGTTCTCGGTGGTGCATGTCAAAGCCCAGAATACCGGGTTTGACGACGCGTTCGGCGCCGACGTGTCCGAGGTTCGGGCCTCGGCATCCGACCCGGCCGTACCGCGCTACCGGCCCCGGCTGCTGGTCGCCGAGGCGGCCGGCGGCGAGGCGATGGCACGGCAGCGCGCGCGCTGGGAGGTTCGGCGCCGGGCCGGCCGGGGCACGGTCGCCGACGTCCGGGTGGCCGGGTGGCGCCAGGCCGGCGGACGTTTGTGGCGGGCGGGCGAGCAGGTCTCGGTGCGCGCGCCCTACCTGCATCTGGACCGGACCATGGTCGTCGGTCGGGTGGTGTACCGGCTCGACGATCGCGGGTCTTCGACCACGCTCAGCCTGTCGTTGCCGGGCGCCTTCGATCCGGAGCCGCAGGCATCGGGCGCGGGTGGGGGCGCGAGCGGGGCCGTGCAATGGGCGGATGTCCTGGCGATCGATGAGGTGGGCCCGTGAGCAACGGTGGTCTGATGGGGCTGCGTGACCGGATCATGATGATGCTGGCCCGGGGTGTGCTGCGTCTGGTCTATGACGAACCCAAGATGCAGGCGCTTCAGGTCGGGCTTCTGCGCGACGAGACCATCGATCGCGTCGAGCACCCGCAGCCCTATGGCTTTACCGCGCACCCGCACCCGGGCGCCGAGTGCTTCATGGCGTTCCCGGGTGGGGCCCGGAACCACGGCATTGTGCTGATGGTGGACGATCGCCGCTATCGGATCCGAGCCTTGGAGCAGGGCGAGGTGATGATCTACACCGACGAGGACCAGGACGAGGGCGGCCATCGCATCCACTTCAAGCGCGACCGCAAGATCGAAGTGCGGGCCGGCCAGGAGATCGCCCTGGTCTGTGGCAACTCCTCGATGACGCTGCGCCCCGACAGTATCCGGGTGGTGACCCCAGACTATGCTGCCGGGCGCACGGCGGAGGAGGCGGTGTGATGCCGGGCGTGGCGGTCAACGCGCTCGACAGCGCCGGCGGTATCCAGCAGACCCAGGTGAACACCTGGCACCGCATCCAGGGCGAGCCGGTCGTGGTCATCGGTGATCTGGTCGCGGCCCATGGCGACCCGCCGCACTCGCCACCCCCGCCCATGGTCGAGGGCGAGGAATGGTATCGGGTCGGCGGCATCCCGGTCTGTCGCGCGGGCCATGCGGCGGCATGTGGACACACAACCACGGGCCGGCCCTGGTACCGGATCGGGGGTGCGTGATGGTCGCTACGATTCCGGCGGTGTTCGTCAAAGACGGGACCGAGGCCGATTGGCGGATCATCGACCCGTCGAGCGTCACGCTCCCCCATCTGGTCTCCGCGATCGTGGTCGCGCTGTTCACCGATCGCCGCGCCGGCGCGGCTGATGTGCTGCCGGACGGCGGCGATGATCGCCGCGGCGTGTGGTTCGATCCGGGCGATGGGGCGGCGGCCGAGCCGGAAGCCTGGATCGGCTCGCGCCTGTGGTTGCTGGCGCGCGAGAAGGCGACCGAGGAGGTGCGGTCCCGCATCGAGGCGTATTGCCGCGAGGCCCTGGCCTTTCTCGTGACCGACGGCGTGGCGGGCCGCGTTGACGTGTCGACCCGGTGGGCCGGTATCGGGGCCCTGGAGATCCGGGTGGATGCCTATCGCACCGGCGGCGAGCCGGTGGCTTTGAAGTTCGAGCACGTGTGGAGCTGATATGCCGTTCGAGGTGCCAACCCTTGCTGGGCGTCGAGAGGAGACCAGGGCCGCGATCGAGGCGCGCCTGCCGGGTGCCGACGCGCGCTTGCGGCATAGCCCGCTGACGGTGGTCGCGGAGGTGATGGCGGGCGCGGTCGCGTCCGAGGACATGTTCCTGGCGTGGTTCCGCGAACAGCCCTTCGCCGATACCGCCGAGAGCGATTTTCTCCAGCGGCACGCGGATATCTGGGACGTGGTGCGGCGACCGGCGACGGCCGCGACCGGGACGGTCACCGTGACCGGAGAGGTGGGGGCGGTGGTCCCGGCGGGAGCGGAAATGCGACGCTCGGACGGTGCGCTATACCGCGTGGACGAGGCCACCCTGATCGGGGGCGGTGGCACGGCGGATGTGACCGTGACCGCCATCCTGCCCGGGGCGGCCGGCAATGCCGCCCAGGGGTCGGAGGTGACGTTTCTGACATCGCTGGCTGGCGTGGCCGGGTCGTCGATCGTTGGCGCCGGCGGGCTCGCCGAAGGTGCCGATCAGGAGACCGACGACGCCCTGCGGGCGCGAGTCTTGGAGCGGATCCGCAAGCCACCGCATGGCGGCAACATGGACGACTATGTGCGTTGGGCCCTTGAGGTTCCCGGGGTGACGCGGGCCTGGGTCGCCTATGGAGAACTTGGGCGCGGTACCGTCACCGTGCGGTTCATGATGGACGACACCTATGACGACGGGATTCCGCAGGGGGCGGCCGCGCCGAACTATAGCGGCGATGTCGCGGCGGTGTTCGACCATATCGAGGCCCTGCGTCCGGTGACGGCGCGCCTCTATGTCGTGGCTCCGATCCCGGTCGCCCTGGACGTGACCGTGCGCGGGCTCGCCCCGGACACCCCCGACACCCGCGCGGCGGCCATCGCGGAGATCGCCGATGCGATCGTCAGCGAAGCGGTGCCCAGTGCGACCTTCCCGCGCTCCAAACTGTGGGAGGCGGTGTCCCGGGCAGCCGGCGAGCGGTCGCATGAGATCGTCACACCCGCCACGGACGTGACGCAGCCGATCGGCCGGATCTTCGTCCCAGGCGCGGTCAGCTTCGTTGCCTGATTACCCGGATCTTGGCGAGGCTGAGTTCCTCGCCCTGTTTCAGGACCTGTTGCCCCAGGGCTTGGCGTGGCCGCGGGAACCCGACCGCGAACTGAGCCAGCTGCTGTCGGCGCTGGCGAGCGAGCTTGCCGCGTTCCATGCCTTGGCGGGTCAGTTGGCGGTGGAGGTTGATCCTGCCCGCACCAACGCCATGCTGCCGGAATGGGAGCGCGTCGTCGGGTTGCCCGATCCGTGCTTCGCCCTGCTGGAGACGATCGACGCCCGACGCCTGGCGGTCATCGGCAGGCTGAAGGCCCGCGGCGGTCAGAGCCCGGCCTATTTCCGCGATCTCTCCGCCGGCTATGGCTGGCCGATCGACATCATCGAACCCCGGCCCTTCACTGCGGGCGAGAGCGCTGCCGGCGATTACGTCTATGCCGGCGAGGGCGTCGAGTTCGTGGCCGGCGGCTCGGTGGCGGGCGATCCGTTGCAGACCATCGACTGGCGCTATGTGTGGCAGGTGTTGGTCGACCCGCTCATCGCCACCTTCTTCCTCGCCGGTGAATCCGTCGCCGGCGACGCGCTGGCGGAATACGATCACCCGCCGCTGCGGTGTGTGATCGCCGCCGGTCAGCCGGCCCACACCGAAGTGCTTTACCGCTGGCGTGAGGATCCGAACAACCCGCTGTTCGCCCCGTCGACCAGCCGCGTGGGCGCTCTGTTCGAGGCTGGAACGGAGGCGGGTCTGCCGCTCGCCTATGACCGGGTGCTGACGTTCCGCCATCGCGCCGACCCGCTCGCGTCGATCGAGAGCGCCGGGCCGCTGCCGGCGGAGGTCACGGGCGTGACCGAGGATGTCTTCGCCGCCGGATCGCCGGCGGGCATCCCGCTGGCGTTCGAGCGTCACACGACACTGCGGGCCGGCGCCGATCCGCTGACCGCTTACTACAGCGCCGGCATCCTCGTCGTCGCCTGATCTCATCAGCACTGCATCCCATCACCGCTTCACATCTGCCCCAGTTGAGCACAGGAGGGCCCCGTGCATCGCATCGACACACCGACCGCCGACATCACCACAGATCCGCTCAAGCCCCGGTTTCGCGGCATCGACGTCCCCAATGGGTTTGCCGCGACCCAGGTGTCGCCGGAGTTCCTGAACGACGTGCAGGAGAGCCTGGCCACCGTGGTCGAGGGGTCCGGCGGCGCCTTGGTCAAAGGCCGGTCCGAGGATGTGGCCGACGCGATCGGCCGGATGATCGGCGGGGCCTCCTCGGCGCACACCCTGCTGAGCAAGGACGTGGCCGGCGGGGCCGCCGAGATCGTCTTGACCCAGCCCGAGACCAGCCGGGTGGTGATCGACCTGACCGGGGCGCGCACGGGCGACCTGATCCTCACACTGCACAACGGCATGCCGGCGTCGCGGGTGGTGCGCGACAGCACCACCGGCGGTTTCGCGGTCAAGGTCAAGGTCGCCGGCCAGAACGACGCGGCGGCCGTGGACGTGCCGTCGGGCGGCTGGGCGCTGCTGATCACCGATGGGGTCACCGTGTCGGTCCTGGCGTCCACGGGCGGTGGTG